AGGCCACGCAGCTAATGCCGCAGCCGAGATCCTGCGCGGCGCGTACACCGGTCACCAGGAGCTTGACCGTTTCGGCGTCGCGCTTGCCGATGACCGCGGCATCGCCATTCGAGATGCCGGATGGCAACTCAGCGAGGTAGAACGTATCCGTTCGCACGCTGTGCGGAGTGGCGTAGGCCAGTAGCTTCTCACCCATCGACGTTCGGAACTGCACGCCGTAGAGCTGGCCCGCCGGGCAGTCGATCGTCTCATCGAGCACCAGCGTGGCCGCGGCTCCGCCTGGGCCGCCTTCGGTGAGCGCAATCACTCTGCCCCAGCCCTGGCTGCCGTTGTCCATGACATCGTGCGCCACGTCGATGACATCGCCGCGCACCGTGCCGAGTCCCGCGTGGTCCGTGTTGAAGCTGTAGATATTCGGGCGGAACAAGGCCTGCGCGAAGTGGTAGCGCGCCATCCGCCAAGCCTGCCGCGGCAGCATGGCCTGCTCGACGCGCAGGGTCTCGAAATCAGTAGGCTGGGGCAGCGTGGACGGGTTGCCGCGCGCATCAACGCCCCGGTAGCTGTACCCGTCACGCACGACCACAACTTCGTCATCCTGCCAGTCCGCAGCCGGATTCTTGAACTGCACCTTGAGTGCGTGCGGGATGCGGGTGAACGCGCGGGCCACGGTGAAGCCGGTGATCTCCATGGGTGTGAAGGTGGCCGTTTCCAGCGTCTCGCCGTGGTCGAACACCACGCTGTAGCGGCCGTCGCGGTGGCCGGGGCTGGCAAGCGCTCCGGAGAGCACCTTGCGGATCAACTCGCCCATGGTCGTCGCCCCGTCCACGACCATGCGGGTTTCGAGCTGGTGCAGGTCGCACCACTCGGCATAGTCGGCGAAGCTCTCCACGTCCATGCGGCTTAGGGGCACATGCTTGGCGACGGCCGGGCACTGCGTCATCAGCCACCACGTGCACCAGGCCGGGTTCAGCGTGATCTGCGGGGCGCTCCACGAGCCTGTGGCGCGGTTATAGGTCCGCACCTTCTGGCGCACCATGCAGCTCAGGGTCTGCAGCGCCCCGGTAAGCTGTTCATTGGCGCGGATGCGCACGTAGAGCTTGTTGGTTCCCGTGGTGCTGGGGTTGGTGTGCTTGATCGAGCGAAGCACCGTCCACGTCGCGGACTGCACGTAGGTATTGCGGGTGTCAGTGTCGTTGATGGGCTGGCGCTGGATCTCGATCTCGACCTGCGAGCCCGCGGGCACGTCCCAGCTGATCCCCACGCCGAATGGATTTTTGTTGAGCGTGCGGACTTCCTCCGCGCCGTTGACCCTGCGCAGGCCAGACCGCCGGGCGTTGGCCGGCACCTGTTGCCATGCGCCGGTCCCGGCAAATCGCCAGCGCACCGAGAAGCGCGCCTCGAGGTCCGCCGGGCGGCCCTTCGTCCCGACCCAGAACAGCCCCTGCCCGAATACGATCTCGAAACCCACGGCGTCGATGCCGGGCGACGAGGTGCGCGTGACCCGATCGCCCGCGACCATCGTTGAATTGACCACGAGCTCGGCAACGTCGTCCTGGTAGAGCAGCGAGTCGCCCTTAGTGATCTCCCACTGCACGCCCTTGTAGTCACCGATGGGGGTGTCGCCGATCCGGATGTCGGATACGTCAAGATCGCCATGGCCAAGGTCGAACATGCAGTGCTGATAGCTTGCCTCGCCCACCACCTGGCCGTACGGCATCGCGGCATGCGGCGGGAAGAAGCGCGATTCGCCGATCACAAACGGGATCGCGCCCCATGGATTGATGCTGTTCTGGCTGCCGGTAAGCTGGTTCCATCTGCCTTCCGGACCCCCACCACCTGAGGAAGGTGCCGACGGCGCCGTAAGTGCCGCGACCGCAAGCGATGCCACCATGCTGACTGCAGCGACGGCCGCATAGCCAGCGGCACCCGTAAGGCCGAATACCGATCCGCCTGCGGACCCTAGCGCTGCTCCCGCGCCACCTGTCCAGACCGCCACCACGATCAGGATCACGGCCCCCAGCACCTGCTTCCACGTGTCTCCGCCGCCGGCCACGCTGTCGCGCACGACGTGGATGGCTGTTCCGGGCTTCGGCCGCAGACGGTCCCAGTACGCCGCTGGCACGGCGTAGCCGCCGACGCGGACGCTGATGTCGGGGGAAAGCTCAGCGCCTCCTGATGCCTCGAGCAGCATGGCGCGGATGGTCTGCCCAGCGCGTACCGCCACCACCCCGGGGTCGCTGGAAAGCGAGTGCGGCCGCAGGATGATCTGCTGGGTCTGGGTCATGCGCGTGCTCCGGTGTAGCGGTAGAAGCCTTCGACGCGCGGGCTCCACATTGGGTCGGTGAGTCGGGCGATGCGGGAGCGCTGCCCCTTCTCGACGTGCAGGAACCGGCCGCGGCCGATACACACGCCCATGTGCTCGGGTTGACCGGCGAGGTTGAACACCACCACGTCCATCGGCTGCGGGGCATCGACGCGCTGCCATTCGATCGCATCGAGCGGCGTGTCCACATCGGGCAGCGGAATGCCGGCCGATGCCAGCACGCGCGAAGCCAGCACGCGGCAGAACTTCTGGTCCGGCTCGTAGGGCACGTCGACGAACGCGGCGAGGTTCACGGCCAGAGCCCGGGCGAGTTGGAGGGCGTGTAGCTCTGCGCGGGAACGCCCTGATTCAAGAAATCCTCCTCGTAGCCCAGCGACAGGCGGATGGTCATCACGTCCAGCTCGCTGCCCAGCACTGAGAACGCGAACGGCCCGCGCTCCACCACGTCCGGCGCCTGCGCGGTGAACACCTCGATGACGGCCTGAGGCGGATCGCCGCCAAGATCGCGGATCATCCGGCTGACGCGGCGGTCCACGTTGTCGATGGTCACGTCGATGTACGACGCCGGCTGCTCGTTGTCGTCGGGCAGCGGCGCCTCGAACGCCCACGGGATGTACTCGCCGTCTGCGCGAATCACCGGCTCGGTGTTGTTGACGATGCGGATCGGGGCGGCGAGATCGGGGTGCGTGATCCGCATCGACGAGAGGAACACCACCGCGGTCTCACGCGCGAGGATGGCCTGCGCGGCGGCTGGGGAGAGGGTGCGGGGCACTACGCGCGCCTCCACTTACCGCCTGCGGCGCTGTACGCTAGGCGGATGGATTGGCCAGGCAGCAGGATGGCATCTGTATCGAACTCGAGATTCGCGTTGTTGCTCCTGACCGTCAGGCTGTGCGAGCTCGCTCTAAGATTCTTGACCACGATCTCCTGTCCGTCCAGAAGGCCGGATGCGATGTTGGTCAAGATCACGCCGGCCGCGGTGACGGTGCATTCGGCCTGGATGACCGGAGCGAGCCGATACACGAGCGAGATCGATTGATTCCCTGCAGCTTCATAGGAGAAGGACATCCGACCGCGCGTGTGGCTGATGCGCTTTCCTTGCACGTAGAAGTCGTTTCTTGCATTGGCTGTGGCGCCAACATTTGTAAATCCGTTAGCGTTGCTCGGCGCAGCATCAAAGTTGACGGCAGGAAATATCCCGGTCCCGTTGCCGTTCTGGAAGTTGGCAATTGCCAGAACGCTTGCGCCGCCAGTGATGATGTCGAGCTCCTTATCGCCCCACTCTATGTGGCTGGTGCCATCGATGTTCGCGAACACCAGGTTAGATCCAGTCGATCCGGAGAAATCAATTCGGCCTCCATATCCATTAATTCGGGACTCGTTGACAGCTGTCACAACGGAGCCGCCCGACGTGCGCTGTACATTGCACTCGAAATCACGGAGAAGCAGCTCGCCGTAATCCACGTAGATTGCCGGCACCGCGCTCGGCGGCTGGTCGAATGAAGCGCCTCGCAACTTGACGCCGCGGACAAAGCCTCCCGCCCGTCCCTGAATTCGGAATGGGAATGCACCAGTGCTCAAGAAGGCGCGGTGCCCTCGGTACTTGGGGTTGATGAACTCGTGGTCTCGCGAGTTATCGGGGTGCGCATAGTCCGAATAGGCCGTAAACCCAAATCCGCCCTCTGCCTCACAGTCGATCACCCGATTTCCGATTCCTCGAAGCTGGAATCCGCGTGGAGACCCGCTCGGCCCGGTGAACGGATGGTAGACACGGCAGTTCTGGAACGTGACGTGGTAGGCGTCGGCGTGCGTGTCGAAGGCAGCCGTCTGGCAGTTGATGCCAACACCGCCAAAGATTAGTGAATATTTGGTGCGCCCATAGCGCGCGGAGCGCGGGTCGTTTTCGTTGGTCGCTAGGCAGCCCGTCGTGTAGGCATGCCGGATGTTGTGCCCCAGAAGGCCGTAGTGCCGACCGTACTCGCAAGAGTATTCAACGATCCCATAGCCATAGCTTTGCAGACCGCTATTGGTGCGCAGATCGACAGCGGACACGTTACGCGTCAGTGGCGCAAAGCATCCGATGAATTGGAGCGCTTCGCTGACGCCGCCCCAACTGGTGAGATTTTCGACGATCGGGCTATATGCGCCTTCGATGTAGAAGTGCGCGCGACTATCGCCTGACCCAGGGGCGGCAGACTCTACGCGGAGGTTCCGGAACTCAACCCGCTTAGTCACATCCATCCGGGCAATCCGAATGTTGGTGCTGTAGTCGCCGTTGAGAACGCTGTAGAGCCAAACTTCTGACCCCGCTACCTGACTGACTCGCGCGAACTCGCCCGCCCTTTCCAGATCTGCAGGATTGATGCCTGACAGCAGATCGTCGCTAAGCACCCGGACGATGTCGCCGGCGGCCAAGGTATGACCAGGCGCGGTCAGACGCGACACTGGAGACGAAGATGCAGTGCCATTACTCAGGTCGACACTCTGCGTAGAGATTTCTGTAACCGGGAACTGCGTTCCAAAAGGAATTACCACGTTGAAGACGTAGGCGTTCCCGGCTTGAAGAAAGGTCGAGTTCTGACCATCGATCACGACGTGCTTTCCGGTCGCCACGATACCCGCAGCGATTCGGTAGACGGCGTCAGGGCGGCACTGGATTCGACGTCCGTTCGCGACGGAAATGGCTGTGTTGAAGGCTGCAGAGTCATCCGCCACGCCGTTGCCAAGAGCACCGTAATCTTCAACCGTCAGCGTTTCGAAGGCTTTATCTGCCAACGATCGGCCCGTGCCACCGGGCCTTTTGAAACCCACCATCCCGGCGCCATAATCTGACGAGAGGTCAGCTCCGGTGACCCCCTGCAGCAATCGCCACTGCACCGGATTGAACGTCGATGTCGTGGTGAACGGTAGCGAGCTCTTCAGTGCGGCGTAGATCTGGCCGCCCCATTCCACTGTGAGCCTCGTGGAATCGACCAGGATGCCCGCAGCGAACGACACGGGCGGCAGATAGCCGATGTTCGCCAGGGCTGGTGCAATGTCGGCCTCGGCTCTAGCGATGACACTCAGCAGCGATTCGTGCGCGCTAGTTTCAAGGTCATCCACTACCAACTGAAGGTGTGCTGCCGCCGCATTGACCTCCGGTGCCAACGCCTTGCGCGCGCGGCCGTTCTGCTCGACGACCACGTGGTCGTACTGGCCAGGGATCACCGTCGCCAGATCGCCAATCGGAATGATGTCGTTCGGATCGATGCTCACGTGTTGGTCAGTCCTGTGGTGCCGTCGGACACGTCCAGCAGGTAGCGGCCTGCGGTCGTGCTGACAAGTTCGAGGCTTAGGGTTGCGATCCAGTACAGACCGCTGCGGTTCGGCGCGTATGTGGGGCGCTGCTTGAAGCGGTACACCGCTTTGTTCTGGTCCGTGATCGGTCGGCGGAAGTCGTACCAGCCAAACGGGAGGGTGTCGCCCAGAGTGATCTCGACGAAATCGTCGAGCGTCTGGACTTGGCCCGGACGCAGCTGCACGAGCAGAGTCGCGTCCTGCCCGGCGGCGGTGCTGCGTCGGCGAACGCGCGCGAGCCCGGCATCCATCTGCGTTCGGATCGAGTTAGGCAGCGGCGAGTAGCCGGGGCTGTCGACCAGCGGAAACGGGAGGCTGGAAGGCCACTGCGGGAAATCAGCCACGCGCAGCCCCTTGTCGACCGATGCCGAAGTTCTGGCGCATGTCGCCGTCGAACTCGCCTCGCGCCATGCCTTGCTTGACGGTTCCGACGATCAGGCGCGCGAAGGCGCGGCCATCTGGCCGCATCTCTGCCTCCCCGGATTCGACTTTGACCTGCCCGCTCTTGTCCTCGATCTGGACGTGGAAGCTGATCGGCCCGGATCGGTTACCACCCTCACCCATCGGCGTGATGCGCCCCGACGTGGACGGGGTGAATATCTCAGCCTCGCCCCGCTCGCCGACGCGGTAGGACTGGCCGGCCTGCACCGGGCCGCCGAATGCACGCCCGCCGCCTTGCATGGCTGAGCCGATGGCGTTGATCCAGCCGGAGCCCGCGCCGGTGTAGCTGCTGGCAAAATTGCCGACCGCCTCCAGCAGCTTGGAGGACGCGAGGTCGGCGCCCATGCGCCGCACGGCATTGGCGAAGTTGTCCGCCATGCCGCTGAACCCGTCTTTCAGTGGATCAAACAGGAAGTCAGCAAACGCGGTCTGCATGTTGCGGGCGGCCTGCTTGTAATACTCGGAAGCCTTGCCGGCGCTGTCCTGAACCTCCTTCTCGACCGCATCCCACACGCCATCGAGCGCCCGCATGTCGTCCTCGAACGCCGCCCACTCGCGGGAGCGCTGCTCGGCGGCCACCTTCTGCATATCAGCGCGCTCGGCCGCGAGCCGCAGGGCACGTTCTTCCTCGTCGCCGATTCCTTGCAGCGAGCCCCGCTGAATCTCGTAGTTCAGCGCGGCAACTTCGCTGGTCTCGCCGTGCAAGGCGTTTGCGCGCTCCAGGCGCGCGAGGTAGCCGTCATAGGAGCGCTGTAGCTGCGCGAGGGCGCGATCTTCGTCGGTGATCCTGTCGCGGGCGGGCTTCCCCGAGCCTGCATCCGCAACAGCCCCGCCGCCCGGCGCCGTGGGCGCCTTGACGAAATCCGCGATGCCTTGGGATGCGGTCGGCGCGGCTGGGGCCGGCTTAGCGCCTGGTGCGAACGCTTGATCCAGCTTCCGGCTGCCATCCTGATAGGCCCGCCACGACCCGCTCGCGTCCTGACCGGTCGCGGCCAGCAACAACCCCTGGATCCCCGCAGACGCCTGCTCGCGCACGCCTTGAAACGCCATGCGGCTGCGGTTGAGCGCGTCGATGACGACGCCGGCCTTACTGCCCCACTCGATCACGTCGGCAAGGCCAGACACGAATCCGGCAAAGCCGTTCTTGACCTCCTCCGATTCGAGCGTGCGGGCCAAGTCCGAAATGGCCGTGGCCAGCGTGCGGGACGCGCCCTCGGCTGTGTCCGCGTCGCCGACGAGTCCGGTCAACGCATTGCGAACTTGCTGCATCGCCCGGCCGACCGTGATCGGCATCTGGTCGAATTCGCTCTGGATCGTGGCGGACTGCGAGAGCAGCGCCTGAACCAGAATCTCGGAGCTGATCTTGCCCTCGTTGACCGCCTTGCGCACATCGCCGAACGCAATGCCCATCCCGTCCGCCATCGCCTGCACAAGGCGCGGCGCGGACTCGATGATGCTGTTGAACTCCTCGGCCCGCAGAACGCCGCCGGCCATCGCCTGCGAAAGCTGGCGCAAGCCGCCCGATGCTTCCTGCGCCGTCGCGCCGCTGATCTGGAACGTCTGGGTGATCGACTCGGTGAGTTGCAGGAGGCTGGCTTGGGAGACGCCCAGCTCCCCCGTGGCCTGCGAGAGCTTGGCGTAAAGGTCGACAACGCTGCCCAGCTCGGTGCTGGACCGCTGCGCGATCTCATACGTCGCCCGCTGCGCAATGTTGAATTCTTCGACCGAGCCCGTCGCCAGCTTGAGCCGCGCGGCCATGTTGGCGGACGCATCCGCCATGCTGATGAAAGCGCGGGTGGCGGTCGCAAGGCCCGCCGATGCGGCAACGGCTCCGATCAGCTTAAACGCGCCCGGAATCAGACCGATCTTGCCCTCGGCGTCTTGGGCGGACCGGCCAAGCCTGTCGAGATCGCCCGTTGCACGTGCAGCCCCCGACGAGTCAACCTTGATTACTAGACTCGCCGTCTCGGTCATCGTTGCCTCATTGCGTCAGCGTGCGAAAGGACGACCAGCTCCCACGGGGAGAGCGGACGGCGCGTCATGCGGGACCACGACTCGACCTGTGCCCAGTCGATAGGCGCGGGGAATCGCCCAAGGACATCGATCAAGTGACCGAATTCCTCGGGGAGTCGCGGTTGGTTCCGGATCTGGTCCGGCAGGGGGGCGCCGGCCTTGTGGGCGGCGAGGAGATGGGCGCGCAGCGTGGCGCCGTCAGGGAGCTTGGCGCTTAGGGTTCGCTCTGACTCGATCCAGCGTCCGAGCTGGTCGAGTCGTTGCCGAAAAAAGCGCGGCCGTCCGCGGCGAACTTGTCCAGCTGCGCCGCGATCTGCGGGGCGTCACGGAGAAACTGTGTGACCGCCTCGGGCGTGCATTCGCCGTCGAAGGACCAGCCAGACACCAGCGCCGCAAGCAGCTTCACCTGGGACTCGCGCTTGATTGCCGAGATGGCGTCCTTGTCGCCCTGCGCGGACAAGATGCCCTCCTGCAAGGCGGCAAGCTCGGCCTCATTGGCCTCCTGGAATGCGTCGGACCACACGTGGCGGACCTGCAGCCAATGCTCCGTCTTGCCGCCGCCCGGTGCGTACAGCGGGAGGCGCTTGCCTTCGTTCGCGCGCTCTCGCGTCTTGAACTGATCCATCGGATTCGACATCAGACGCTCCGGGTGATGGTGACGGTGGTATCGGCTGCGGCGTCGTAGCCGGCCGACCAGGTGAACTGATTGACGATCGCGTCGGGGCCGGGCACGGCGTCGTCGGCCTGCACGTAGCCGATGTCGGGGAACGCGAACGTCAGCGACTTGGTGCCGTCGGTGAACGTGCAAGCCAGCGTTG